TAGAATCTAATTTACCAAGTAAAGTGCCATCATCAGGATTAGTAGTGTCGCCGCCTGTACCATCACCACCAGTGCCAGTATCACCGCCTGAGCCATCACCACCAGTTCCTGTATCATCATCATTGTTAGGTGTTCCATCTTCATTGCAAGTAATGCCACAAAGATGGCCGACTCCAACAGTCAAAGCACCATTTGGAGCCATAGAATTTGGCTGCCAATAATCAGCTACACAAAATGTTTTACCTGAACCAGCACAGACTTGTTCAGCGTATGAGGAACATACAGATTTAGAAGTTCCAGTATTTACAGAGTTGAAAGGGTACAAACCGCAATATGCTGCCATTTCAGCACTGTTGTTTATTTCTGAAGAAATGGGGTTATCGATGATTGTAATTGAAAAATCATTAACAGATGTGAAGTTATAAGTGCTGACAAGACCAGAAGTTTGCTCAGCAACATAATAGAAACATGTTGAATCATCGTTACAAACTGGAGGATTTACACAAGAAGCTTGATCAGTGTCCAAAACCAAACCTGAAGGACAATCCTGCAACTTAAATATGAATTTAAAGGCTGGATAATAATAAGTGGATACGTTCAAAGAAAGAGTTAACTGATGGTAGTCAGTATACTGTCTAACAGTTTTTGTAGTAAAAGGTTTCCACTCATCAGGATGGTTTGAATCAGTGTAATAAACATTGGCAATACAAGAATCAAAGTACTGAATAATATTATAGTTTGGACCCTGAAAAGCAGAAGCTGGAAACATTGAACCAACATCATGAACGCATTGAGCAAGTGTTACAGAAAAAACACCTGGTTGAATTGCACCGCTAGAATTAATGGCATCAAGGACATAATGAGGGCCTTGCTCGACAATCTCAGCTTTAGACGAAACTGAAAAAATGAGCAGTATGATTATTAAAATTCGCATAGATTTTCCCATAAAAAAAGGGGCTGTTAAGCCCCCTCTTTAATTCGCTAAAACTAATCGCCTTTAATACCCTGAAGAAAAGCGAATCCTGTTAAAGCACCTATCAACGCTATGCAGCAATAGCAAAGCGCTGTAAGAAGGCCAAGCATTAAGCTTTATTAACAGCACGTTTAGCCAATGAAATTCCTTTCATAGCAAGTGCAATACCAATGATAGTTACACCGGCTGTACCAACGAAAGTGGCAACAGATGAAAGGTCTACGGCAGCGAAAATATCAGCCATTTGTTTTCTCCTAAATTTTATTAATGAGTTTTTTTGCAATGCCTACACCATAACCGCCGAAATAGCCAATAACTACTACAGCGCCGAATCCCCAGCCAAACACGTAGGCAATGTCTGAAGGAGATAAAACAGGTTCTAAAAGCTGGTTGTATTGCTGAGCGTCAACAAGAACGGAGGCCGTACAGGTTTCAATTGAATCAGTTGTTTGACGAACATAGCCATCAACATCAACAGCAACACAAATAGACATTACTTAGCCTTCTCGATAGCAACAATCATCATTTCCATTTTGCCTGACCGCTCAAATGGCTGAAGTGTTAGAGTTACCATGCCAGGAACAACATCGCTTAAATGAGTAATTTTTGCTAACTTGTTGCCGTCTTTTGAATCAACTTTAACCTTGGCAACCTCTTGACCTACAGAAGTTTCTGTCTTCTTAATTTCATCTGAAAGGTACTGAAGGTTTGCCCAATCGAGCTTTGATTCTTCAATTTGCCCAAACTGGAGCTTGATAGCATTCACTGTAATTTGCATTATACGTCCTCACCGTAATATCAATAATTGATGTACTTGCTGTACTTGATGTACTAGAAAGAAGACTAATACAACGAGTACAATTAATCAACACAATCTTTAAGGGAAAATCATGTCAAATGAAAAAAGCACCGAGATGACCAAGGCGCAAGTGACTAAGGAAGACAATGAAAAGCTAAATAGGTGGTCTAATTTAGCAAAGGCCAGAGGCGAGAAAGGGGCGCATGTAGCGCAAATTATTAACCGTTTGGTTAGGTCCTGGGAGAGATCTAACAAGAATGAAGAATACCCCAAAGAACCAGAGTAATTCGGTAGACCTAACTACCATCCCTGACTTATTTATACTTCCTTAGCCTCACCTTTTCAGCTGGGGCTTTTTTAAGCAAGACGGGATTATTAAAGTTTCTTGAGGCCCAGTCAATAAGCTCATTTAAGAACGAATGAACAGGCTCAACAGAACGAACAGTGTTCGTTTGCTCAACATCTATTCCTTTCATATACTTAGATGTAAGACCTTCAGGTAGTGTTCGTTTTGTCTCACAAAAATCTGAGAAATCACCGTCATTATTTCTATTGATAAATCTGGAATAAAAAACCTCAAAGTCACCAGAATACAGTTCAGATGAAAAAAGGAATCGAGCAACAGCCTTAGATCCGCCGTTATCTGCCAAATCTAAAACAACAGAACGATGATCGTTTTTAAGTATCCAAGACCACTCTTTAGGCGTTATATGACAAAGTAAATCTGAAGTAGATTCTTCCTCTGCAATGATTTCTTCATCAGTCATTTCCTTGCCAAGACCAACGAACTGGCCGCGAAGACCTTTTGACCATTTGATCTGAGGCAAGCCCTTCATACTTCTAGCGTATGCTAAAAACAAACCACGATAACGTTTAGCCTGGACAACATCATCAGACTCACAATGACGAAGAATGTCCCAAGGGCTAAGTGAATTATTTTTGCCTTTTTTAACATTACCCTTTGTAACCTCATCAGCCATATCCCAAGTAACTGAATCACCAGATGATGTCTTAAGAACATCGCCTTCAGATCCAAACTTGCAAATGTATTCACCAGCTTTTGAGCCGTCCTGAACATCTAAACCATAGTGATTAGGCATATCAAGACCAGAAAGTGAACAAGCACTTTGCCATTCAGAAAGCAAAAAACGATACATGTCTGATTGAGCGTCAACAGGAAGGGTCTGGCCGAGAGAAGATTTAACCGTTGTATCGATAGTTCCCTTGGAAAAAATAATTAAATGAAAATGAGGATGCCAGCCGTTATCACCATAACGAATTTCAAAGCTGCGAACATTGCCAACCATACCAACAGACTTTTTCCACTTCTTAACTTGTCTACGTTCCCAGAAGCGCTTAAGTGCGTCTTTAATCTGAGGAACAAGATTGCCAATAGTGTCACCAGATGTATGAGGTGCTGTAAAAGTAACAAGGTATGTGTTAAGGCCAAGTGCTTCAGATTGATTAAAAGCAAGCCTCATTTCGTTAGCTTTTCGCTCATTGAGCTTAGGAGCACAGACAGGACAAGTCCAGGCACTAGCACACTGAACCAAGCCACCATAGAAATGACGGTCGTAATCCTTACTCTTAAGAACTTGAGCAGTAGGAGCATGACGAACGCGATTACATTTACAAGTCCTATGGTGATTTTCGTGGCCGTGCTGATTCTTGGGAACTTCAGAGCCATGAAAAGAAAGGAGAACATTAGCAGATATATCGAGAAGTTTATAACGCTCAGAACGTGAAGCTGAAATAATATCAGAATCAGAAACATCTTTAACCAAGCCATTAGCAGAGTGCTTAAGCTTAATTACTTCGCCTGTTTTTTCATCAAAAGCAAGATTGCCAGAGGTAGCGGCCTGTAATTTCGCGTATATACCAAGGTCCGCTCTGCTGCCCCGAGGACACCCCCCGCGGGGGCGGGCCCCCCCTCGGAATGCAGCAGATTCGCCCTGATAAAGCGAACCTGCCACTTGTAAACCCTGATCTTGTAATTTATTATTATCCATGCCAACTATCTATAAGGGCTTAGACGGTGCTGGTAACACCCCTAAGTCACGATTTGGTTTATGTTTTTATGACCCGCCTTAACTGGCGGGTTTTCTCTTTGTAAGCCCCTAAATAATACTCAGTACTTGGTGTACTATTCAAGACTTTACTGACGCGCTTCGCTTGTCGGCCCCTAAAAAATACCAAAACAAGTTTCGATATTTTTTAGGAGCTAAGTTAAGAGGGGAAGGGTTACCATACCTCTTTGAAATAGGTGTAAGCGTCAAAAGACAAGTAACCTATAACCACAGCTAATAGAACGTAATCTGATGGTGAAGCTGAGCCACCAAGAAAGTAGCCAGCAACAAAAACAGACAAGACCATTAATGCAATGTATCTGAACATGGTTCGCATAAAAACACCTCAGTAACGAAGTTCATACCTTCAACGTAACGTTCATAATCAGATTTAGATTCCGGATGTAAAGGATCTAAGCAGTAGTGAAGACAGAAATGCTCATAAGTAACAATGCAGGAATAAATAGTCATAAATATTATTGCCTTACTCAGAACATAAATTTAGCTTTTCTAGTAGTAGTTCCCTATAACGATAAACAGCAATTTCCATTGATGTTAAATCCATTCCTTTTTTTTCAAAGAAATCTTTTTCTAATGAATCTAAAGCCTTTTCCGCCAAATCTTTAATTTCCTTACTATCCATTTTGCACCTCATAAAATGAATTTAACTTGCAGGGTATGAACACCGCAGCTCTTAGCAAAAGCGGCAGCGGTAGACAGGCTTTTATAAGTTTTCGTCTTGCCTTGTTGGTCTAGAACACCAAAAAGCAGATCCTCACCTCGATTAAAAATTATCGTGAATTCATCAGGTGAAATCTCGCTTACTTCTGCGTGACTGAATCCAGAGGCTTTACATTGTGCGGTTGTTAAGTTAATCATTTTTGTAAATCTCCCGTTGTTTTTTATAATTATACAAGCAAAATATAAAAAAACAAGACAAAATAAATAAAAATACAAATTAATTAAAAAAAACAGAGTTAAAGAAAGTGAAAATTTTATTTGGCAAGCGAAACACTTTCAACAACACCGCCTACACCA